GCGTCTAATTGTTCTTCACTCCATAGTCTATATTTCGGATCCTCTGGTACCCAATCTGCAGGTGGTTCTTCATATTCTTCAGGTTGTATTTTATTCCATAACATTGTTTTAACTTCATCAATATGTACAGGACCAAAGTCATTATAAGTTCTACCTTCAAATCTTTTTGCCATAGCAAAAATTTGTTCTTTATTGTATTGTATTTTTCTTTGATAGTCCCAATACTCTTGTTGAGAAATATATTCTTTTTGTTGTATCGCCATCATAATATTTATTCAAAAAAACTATCAAGTGTTCCTTTTCTTATTGACTTAAATAAATCTACATTTTTGTCTTTAGAAAAACACCATACATTTTCTATAAATGTTTTATTCATAAACTCTTGCTTATCTTTTTCTGTTTCAAATAACTTATCTGATTTAGGTCTTTGCATAATTCTCATTCCTATTTGACCTACAAAATTATCTTTTAACATATCAACAACTTCATCACAACTTTTATATCGTTTACCTTTAATAGTCGGATCCATAATATTAATTAATGTATGTTTAGATACTTCAAAACATTTTTTAGATACAGGTAAAAAGAAATCATCACGCCACTTCTCGTACTCGTTGAATTTAAACCACGATTGATTTTCTTCTTTCTCTCCACCTTTATTATATTCTTCGGTACTAAAATATGGTGGACTTGTAAAAGAACAATCAACATCTTTAATTGTATCCCAAGGTAAATCTTCAGCACCTGTATTGTAGATAGTAACCTTTTTAGGTTTAGTTAGAAAACTATTATACAATTCAATTTGTTTCATATATTGTTTGTAAGTATTAGGGTTTGGATCACAACCGATATATTCTTCAGCGTCTGAAGCAAAGAAACCTGCAAGTCTATCGCCCCAACCACAACTTGTATCTAAAACTTTTTTAGCATTTGTTAGTTGATAGATAGTCTTAGCAACATTAGGTTTAAATTGAGTTGCAATATATGTACCTAATCTAAAGGCACTCATATAACTTGCTTCAGATAATTGTCCACCTCTTAATTCTTCTTTACCTTCAACTAATACTGTCTTCATATTGTTGATACCTCGCCAGATAGGACCTAGACAACGCCATATATCTTTTGCAGTACCATTGTACCATACATCTAAAGGTGCTTTAAAACTATAACTTGAACAGTTTAATCTTAATTCTTGGTGAAAATAATTAGATACATTATTATAAGTTGATGGTGCTGATATAACACCTAGACCATAATCTTTGTAATTGTATTTGTAATCTGAATACTTTTCCATAACATTGTTATCGTTAGTATTGCAGTATGTACCTATGTCTTGTTTTTGTAAATCGTGGAATGAATTTCTTACATCATCTAAAGTTATTTTCTTTAGAGGAAATACAGGTCTGTACTTCTCAATGTAGTCTGCTAAGTCTAATCTAAACTGATCTCTACCAATATCATTTGTTATTCTTTCAAAAGCAATCTGATCTATGATTGGTAATTTGTTTTCGTTAGCGTATTGTTTTAAGTATTCCATTATAATTTGTATTCAAAGTTTTGTGTTTCATCATTTATATGTACTTGTTTAGCACCATTCTTAATATGAAAGTGAGTTGCCATAGGTGTTAATGGAGATAAGGTAACTAATCTTTTATAATCTTTATCTAATGCCCACTCTCCTAGTTTTTTTACTATCTCTTTACCTGCACCTCGTTTACGAGACCATACTGTATATGCAACAACTATCTCTCCGTGACCGTTTGAGTTAGCTGCCTGACTCATATAATCCATTTCTCTAACAGTATGAGGTACTTCAGGACACAATGCAACGCAAATTATTGCTTCAATTTCATCATTGTATTTTAATCCAAAGATTTTTCTGCCGTGTGTAATTCTAAAACCTAAAGTTAATTCAGGTCTAACAGGATCCTCTGCCACATCTATATCGTCTAGTTCAACGAGTTCAGTACCTTTTACCCATTTAAAAAAGTCGTTTATATTATCTTTTAATATCTTCATTATTCCATTTCATCAATAACCACACTATAAAAGCGTAGATCATTATAACATATAATAGAGAAAGAGTCAATAGCATATCAAAATTTATCTGTTTGATTTCCCCAACAGTCCCAACCTTTTCTTTTAGTTCTAGCAAACAATTCTATATATGGTCCGTCTAATAAGTTCTCTATATGATTGTACATTATATCTGGTTTTCTACTATGTTCTCTACGCTGTTCTACAACTAATTGAGGTACTGATTTACTGATTCGTTTTGGTTTACCTTTAGTTGCAAGTAAACACATTTCAGGATTACCTCTTGTCCAGTATCCTAGACCTGTAAAAAATCCTAAAGACTTTTTGTTTGTCTTCGCCCAAGTGAATCCTACTGTCTTGTATTTGAATCCCCAAGCGTCTATTACTTTAAATGCTTTGTCTAGTAGTGGATCAATAACCCACATTAATAAAACTGAATTATCATTAGCAATATTGTTTACAGGTAAATTACATATGTCTTTAAAGTTCATAACATTATAATGATTCTCTGGACTTCTATCCTTACCTTTATCAGAATAAGTTTTAAAAGACCAAGGTGGGTCTGCGTATATTACGTTATACTTTTTATCAATATCCATATTGTCAATACTATTATAAAAAATGTTTTAGTATTCATAGGTGTCATTGCAATTCTTTGACCCCATTGAAATGCTATAAAAACTGTAAAATAAAAAATAAGTAAATTTGTTATCATTAAAAAAATGCCTCTAAACTTGCCTTTGGTTCAGGTGTCCACCCAATAGGTTGTAATATAAATCTAATAGGATCAAGTAATGTTTTCTCAAATTGTAATTCGTAATCAACATATTCTTTTAATTTAAATTCTTTAGGTAATTCAGTTACATAACTAATTACATCAAACTTAAATGGATTTGCCTCTAGTAATTTAACAAACTTAATCTTATCACCTTCTTGTATTAAAGGATATTTTTTTTCTAATCCAAATTGTTTTATTTGATGATTATATATTAATGCACCTTTCACGTGAATAGGTGTGCCTTTGATAAACACAGCACTAGAAGAATAATATTTTTTCATATTATTACAACTTCTAGGAAACGATACTGCCTCAGCAGGTAGATTTAAAAATTCTTCTTTAGTTTCTTTAATAAATTTATGCAAATCACTTTCTTGTTTAGACATTATAATCTTAATCGCTTCTTTAATTTTTGTTCTACAATATTCAGGTGTAGATGATTTAACTGCCTCAATACCCATAATCTTTAGTTTAGGTTCGTCAAATGTAATACCTTCTTCATCTAATACATTTAACATATATCTTTTTTTAGCAGTCCATATACCTTTGTCAGCAATTACTTCTCGTTTCATTACCATTTTGTTTTCAAATGCGTTAGTATATTCTGCTAATTGTTTGAAACATTTATCTAGGAAAGGTTCTATTCTACTTTCAACAACTTTGTTTAGAAACTTTAATGTTTGATCTTTTGTTTTATCTTTACATACTTGTTCAACAAGTTTATCCATTGTAAGATAAATTGAATCTGTATCAGACGCCACAACATAATCTATCTTATCGTGTGTCTTTAATATCTTATTCATATATTCATTTACATTCTTCTCTATGAAACGAATAACAAATTGACCTGCAAGTGTAATTGCCATTGCCTGTCTTACATCATAATACCTAAAGTATTGATTGCCGATGGCACCGTAAGCACTATTCAATGCAATCTTCTTTGCCCATTGTATATTATGACAACGAGATATTTCATTTTGTAGTTTAGGATCTTTTGTTTTGTTGTATTCTTTTTTCGCCTCTAACATTTTTTTCTTATAATATACACGATCATTATACATCTTGCCTAATAGTTTAGGTAAAAAACCTTCACTATCAGTTTTGAATAATGCGCCATTAGGTGTTATCGTTGCACCTTCAGTTTTAAGATATGTTAGAGGCGTTGATTCATTCAACATCTTGTTCACCGTAATCCCATTTGATTTCATACCAATAATTTTTTCTGGAGAAATATTATACTGCATAATCAAATGTGGGTATAGTGAGTTGATGTCAAACGAAACAATCCAGTTGTGCATACCGACCAATGGGTCTTTTACATATGCACCAGGATACTTTTCATCTTTTATATTATCTTCTTTTGGTGGAATAACAATGTTATCTTTACGCAAGAAGTTATAGATTAATGTATCCCAAAATCTAACTTGTGAAAATACATCCTGATAATTAATCTTTGCCTCATAGGACATATTTAAGATTAATTCAATTAGTTTTAATTTGTCTTCTAGTTGGTCAACTATCTCAACATCTTTAATATTGTAATCTACAAACGATTGAAAGTCTTTTGTATACCATTCTCTAAATGTATCATAAGGGTTAGGGTCTTTTGGTAAACCTAATTCTACTTTACCGATATGATCTAACTTATAACTCTCTTGTCTAACAGGTATAAACTTTTTATATAAGTCAAGGTAATCTAACATTGCAATGCCATATAAAGTATAATGTAATTGCGATCTACCTCTTACAACTATCTCTTCCATACCTACTAGATTCCAAGGCGATAATCTTCTTACAACTTTCTCATCTGTAAGTAATTTAATTCTATTACATAGATAAGGTAAATCAAAAAACTTTGTATTCCAACCTGTGATTACATCTGGATAATTTTTCATCCAGAATTTCATAAACTCCATAATCAAAGACTTTTCGTTTCTACATTTTATATAAGTTACATCTGTTCTATCAGTTTTAAAATCACCTGTACCCCAAGTTATAATCTGTTTGTTAGATT